CCACATTTCACCTCCAGTTCATTCACCACATCCCGCAACACCATCAACGGATGGCCCATTGACCGTGGAAGGCTCCACCAAACTCCCAGCCCATACGGTCTTAGAGTCAAGCATTCCTTCTTCAACTCTGGCAAAACATATGTGCCGCATTTCGATTTCATGGTGGTGGTGATGCTGAACCGCACACCTTCCACAGCGGGGACATGATACTCATGTGGGCAACCAGCAGCGTGCCACTTGAAAACCAACTCGATCAATGACCTGCTGATCGGGTCCACATCAAAAGGTTCGAAAAAAATATCAGACATTACGCTCTCCTTTTCTTGTTCTTGATCTTATTGCGAAGGGTCCAGTACGCTTTCTTGATTCGTTTCTCACGCATGTGGCCACATTGGACACAACGTTTGGGTGAACTCATCGAGTTCATTTGCACCGTTGGCCCGCCGCAATCAATGCACTTGCCTTGGCCGGTTTGCACGAAGTCAGGGAACTCCATAACCATCCGGCGCCGCACACTTGTAAGCACCTGTTTGACAAACTGATTGGTGATGCCGATGCTTTCAGCGGCCTCGTTCAAACTTTTACCCGCAAGGATTTCTCCTAGGATCTGCTCACCGCGACCGCTGCACCTGGACAAAATCACCTGGCACAGATCCCGGCGCTCGATGTCCGCTTGAGCATCCCCACGGTGATCAATCGCCATCAGCATCAGGCTGCAATCACCATCATCACCATGCTGCGCATCGAGGCTTGTCCTGAGAACATTGCCACGCTTGGCAGATAGCCAAGTTGTGTTGATGTTTTTCCGCCTGAACTTGACCAAGCTATCTAGCAATGCTCCCATCGTTGTCCCGCGTGCTGGCGAAAAATAAGCCACCGCTGTCATCAAGCACTCTTGAATTTCGCTGAGCCACTCTTCGTCATCGTGACCATATGGCGCTCGGTACTTGCGCATCAGGTGATAAGCTAGCCCCATGTTCTTCGTCACCTCCGCTTGTCCTAGTTTGGTTAAAGAAAATTCAGCCACCGCTAAAACTCCAACTTGTCTAGAAGAATCAAATACAACGTGTTGTCATAGTCCTGCTCCCAAAGTGTTCCTATCAAACACTTGGCAAGCTGATAGCCTGTGTCCATTAGTCCTCCTCGAATTCAAATAAATCCGCCTGAGTAAGTGTCTCCAGTTTCATCAAGACATCAGATGAATTGACTGATTCAATTCGTTGCCTGATGATTTGGCCCCTCGCGGCTTTGGTTGGTGGACGGTATGATCCAGTCCACCGCTTATCTATCCCGACATTTCTGGCGATGTTCGTAGAATCAGCACTGGAAAGCGGGAGCCTTGCGAACACTCGCACATCAAGCATCCGCATACCATGAATCTTCACACTCGGCCTTCCATTGGTTGAGATATTGCTTATGGCGGTTGTGATCCGCTTCCACCAATCTGATGTACCTATGTCTGAAAACTTTCCCGATGAACCGATTGCAACCCTGTGGAAGATTGCCGCCAAACGCTGCAACCGTGTAAATGATTCATGCATGTGCCAAACCGGGACGCAGGCTGAACTAACGTCTTTTCTGAAAGTGTCCCACCTGGAAACGAACCACTTGGCCAAATTGTCATTGGCCAACTCATCGCCATCAATTACGTCGGGAATGGTGATCCAGTCACAGCATGGGTGAGAGTATGCGTTCAGCGCCCATTCCAGGTACGGCTCCCAATCCTGAATTGGTTGGCCTGACTTCCAAGCAGAGAATGCGCCGTTATCCAGAACAAACGACTGGCAAACCTCAGCGGCAAGACCCAGTTGATCCGGATGAGCGAAGGATACCATTGCATGGCCAGCGTGAATAATTGTTGCACACGCATGATCTGGATTTATTGGGAGCCCGTGGTAATGAATCATCGCCGCACCTGCACATTCCCTGGATCTTTCCCGGTTGACAACGCAGCTACTAAACGGTGAGCGTAATACAATCGCTTGCTAACCCTGACCGTCCAATACCCTAACTCGTTTAGATGACCCGCCGGTTGGCCACGATACCCTCCGTATTTCCTGTGCCACCTCAGCCCGCTTGGTGATGACTCATCAAGAATCAAAACCTTTTCAATATCGAGGATATTGATTGGCCGGATTGGTTTCTTCGTGTTCATCTCCATCAGTCCTCCATGTTTAAGATCATGTTGATTCTCTCCCCAATCCATCGAACTACCGGCACAGCCATGCTGTTGCCCAAGGCCTTGTAGCGCGGACCGTCTGCTGCTGGCTTGCCTCGATGCTGAACCTGCGTGTAGCCGTCAGGAAAACCTTGAAGCCGTTCGCATTCAACGGATGTTAGTCGGCGCACTTGCATGGACTGCATGACAGTTAGCCCGCTGCTATTGCTGCTGCTGCCATGTGTGCCAATGGTTGCCGCTATTTCACCAGTGATTGCGCCGTTGTAGCAATCGGTGCCAATGGCCACCACATGCGGTTCATTTGTTGAAAGAGTGAATGACGTTCCATTAGTTGAAACGGATGCACCGCCTTTATTCCCGCCCATATTAACCATTGCCACTGCCTGCCCTTGTGCTTGATCTAGCGTGTGGGCTAGCTCAGCTGGCACAAATAACGGGGCACCTTCGTCTATATGCTGATTCTCTAAGCCAAGCTTACTGCCAAATGTTGCGTAAAGCGTAGACGCTATTTTGGCTGGCCATTCTTTTGGCACTAGCACAGCAGGAAATCTACTCTTTTCCGGCATGGCCTGGCCTTTCGCCAGCACTGCGTCTAGCGTTTGACTTACCTGCCCTCCGTCCCACCAGCTACCACCTGCCGTAGTGCCGCCTCCAACATTTCCGGTAGATCCTTCCCCCGTTTCTCGGCGCGGCGGAGTATCCCGGCGCACGCTTTCGCGCTCAAAAAGTACCGCTGCGGCACTTCGCTGGTCTCCAAGACATCCGACAACGAACACACGACGGCGGCGCTGGGCCACTCCGAACCACTGAGCGTCCAGCACTCTGTATGCCCACCCGTACCCCAGTTTCCCCAGCGCCCCAAGGAAGGTTCCAAAATCCCGTCCGCTGTTGGAAGACAAGACGCCAGGGACATTTTCCCAGACAATCCATCGAGGTTTGTAACGCTCAGCGATTGCAAGAAATTGCAGCATGAGACCGCCACGGGGGTCGCTAAGTCCGCCTCGCAACCCTGCGACGCTGAAGCTTTGACAGGGTGTTCCTCCGACCAAAACGTCAACTGTTTCATCTGTCCAATTTCTCCATTGGGTCATGTCGCCCCAGTTCGGGGTCTGCGGGTAATGATGCGCCAACACAGAACAAGGGAATGGCTCAATCTCAGAGAATGCAACAGGTTCCCAACCCAATGGATTCCATGCCACGCTTGCCGCTTCTATTCCTGAGCAGACAGATAAGTACTTCATTAGTACTCCATCTCTGCCTTAAAGCACCGCCAGCACATACCAGACGCGTCCCCAAACGCTTCCGCGCCACAGCGACACAGGTCTGGCCTGTCTTTAGGTATGTCGATTTCCACGGACTCTGGTGCCCAAATGGAGAGCGACACTTTGCCGGTGGTCACTCGGTCGATGGTGATGATGGCTGAGCCGATACGGATAATGTCGCCTGGGCGACGGTCGGTGCGGAGGCTCATTGGTCATCCTCCGGGCGACGCTTCATATCATCCCGCTCAACGCGAATATATTTTGGAGCGTCAATTAGCACGCGCACATCGCGCCGCGTGATTTCGATCACCGTGATGGTTGCGGTCCCAGAGTCAGTGATGACCCTGAAACTTTCACCAACACAGCGGTTGATTGCCAAAGCCATTGGCTACCCCCTAGATATGCAATGGCGGGGATAGAGACCGGGGTACCTTTCCCCTGTGATCCGCTCCTTCGCCGTGGTCTTGTGCGACCACAGGAAAAATATAAGCAGACCACCCGAAGAGGTCAAGCTTTATTTTCAGACAAAATTTAACGAGGTTTTTCTTTATCCAGAAAACGAAATTAGTCATCCAACTGGTAATACTGATAGTATTGGGAACCTCGATAATTTAGGCTAAAAACCGAGG